AGTACTTCGGTTGTGTTGGATCCTTTGAGGTGCCAACTACATAACGGAGTGAAGATGTTTGGTTATAGTTAGAAGGAAGGTAGACTTTAGTAACACCATTTGCAAATGTAGGTGTAGTGGTAATCTCACTCCACGCATCAAGTGCTGGATCTACAACGTTCCCTAAGCTATTCACAAGGCCTCCAGAGGATGGTGAAAGCGCCAATGGGAAGGAACATACCGAGTAACCTTTAATGTCGCTTACAAGGGCATACAGAACATCATTTTGAATTGCTGTATGAACAATGTTTCCAAAGAGTTGCCACTTTACCCATGCGGCAAGTTTACGCTCATCTTGTTCTTCGTAGTACCTAAACAGGTAGGCCACATTAGAGGCCTTATCAGTAGCCACCAAAAGACCATTCTGTGAATTACCAATGGTTCTAGTAAGAGCACTAGGTAACCACTCAGGAACAGGTTTAGTAGACTCAGAGACAGTAGGAGACTCTCGTTGACCTCTTGTGAAGATCTCAAAGACTCTTGTCCAGTTTTGGTTCTTAGCTGCAAATGCTACAGTATTTCCAAGGTCTACAGGAGAAAGGTACGGATCACATTCGTAGTTAGACAGTGTACGAATGGTAGTTGAGGTAGGCGTCCAGGCACCATTCTCTGCTTCCATCAAGAACTGTTGGCTACGACTGAATAGCAGCAACCCTTGTGGAATAGGCATCACTGCATGAAGAATAGCAGGCTTAATGCTAGAACAACTAAGGTCAATAGGGTCTGAGATAACTTGTGTAGTAGCTGTCTTGTGGTAGAAGTTGTAGTAGTCTCCTGCCTGTGACATAGACACATTGTCTTCAGTTAGAAATCCGAGTCTATTATTAAACAGGAATAGATCCTTAATAGTGTAGTCAACAAAACTAGGATGAGAGTTAGACTCATCATCACCTACAAGACGCTCTGCCCAAACAAGAGGTAGGTTGTTGATTGTCTCACTACCGTCTAATTGAACTACCTTAAATGTCCCATTAGATTGCCTGATGAGGCCAACAGGCATGGTTTCTGGTTTAAGGCCAACACTTACGTTAGGCGCTCTAGTCTCTTCCCAGTACCCCTTTCCAGACAAACTATTATCTGCAACAAACCTTAGATAAAAGTCGTCCTTATCAGCGGAGGTATTAGCAACCTTGATGGTTGGACCACTATTACGGTAGTCAACACCTTGCTCAGGTAACCTGTTAAAGGTATCTACTGTATCTTGAATAACACGTAAAGCCTTACCATCTAAACCAGCAGCACCAGTTACTGTGGTCGTTGAAGAGAAGGTAAGGTAGATTGTATTATCTACAATAGTCTTTGTGGTGTAACCCGTGGTAATAGCATTATAGATACCTGTAGTTATCTCAGAAAGCTTTAAAGGTAGTACTTCTGGAGGAGGGCTACCAGTTACATAATCCGAACGAGTGGTGTATGTAAAAGTACTATTACCTACGGTAACCTTATACTCAGTAGCAAAGTAAGAGCCAGCTACAACAATCGTTGCGTTTAACCTACTTTGCCATGAAGTTGGTTTAGCCTTAGCCTCTACCGTCTTCTCAGTGTTAAGGATGTAGGTAAGATCGTTAATTGTAAGAGTCTTAAGGCTACGTGGATCAGCAGCTGTAAGGTAGCTTTTAATTGCAGCGGCATTAGCCGTTGTGTAGGAGACTGTCTTAGCTTGACCGTTGGTAAGCCCCCACACTGAGACCTCACCAATAGCGTTAATCTTTGCTATGTATTTCTCTTGATCATCCCTAAAGATAGAGAACCAGAAATGGTTATCTGAAGTAAGTGGTACTGTACTAGCAAGCATCCCTAGGAACTTACCACCAGGACGCTTAATCATTCCAAGAGTAGTGTCAGGGTAGCAGTTCAAAGCTCCTTTAACTTGACCTGGGAACAGCTTCTCATCAGCCTGTTGAGATACACCACCAAGAAAATTAGGGATTCTTTGGGATACTGCTGTCATCGTGCTAGTGTGTGATATGGTTGATAGCTATTATAAAAATCATTCCCTTTCTTAAAACCAAACATGGAATAGTCTCCTTGATTGCATTCATATTCAAGGCAACTAACTCTACGCATACCTTCATAGGCAGCAAGTGTTTGCGCTAGGTTGGTATCACCTACAAGTCGAGTAGCAGCCCTAGTAGATGCCTTAGCGGTTACATATTGTTTGAAGACCTGAGGTAGATCATCGAATGGGAATAACCACAACACATCAACTGCGTACTCTTGTTGAGTCCATTGAAATGTGTGGTTTAGTTTGTCGTATAATTTACCTCCCCGAATTACTGTGTCGTAGGGTTCATTAGCCAAGGATGTACTAAGGTCCATCTGTAGAACGTTAGACGGTATGTTGATATATCCATTGGTATCAGGTGTGACTGGATATTCAAACTCTCGGTTAAAGACCCATCCTTCAGCTTGTACCTCTCTGCTAATTTCCATTAGGGTGGTGTAAGCGAAAGCAACTTCAGGATTGGTTTGGTCAAGTACGGTCACAGGCGCCTGTCCTACTGACCCGAGGATCTCGTTGACAGCATCTAGTTGTGACGTTGAATAGGTAGTAGGAGCTGGCATAGCGATATGACAATAGTGTTATAAACAAGTTTAAAGAAAAGGGAGCCCAGTAAGGACTCCCCATATGATCACACGTTAGTGATATTGCACTCAACGCCAGCGTAGGCTGTACGCAGACCCTTAGTTACCGACTTAACGGCAGAGTCAGCGATAGCAGCACCACCGAAGCGACGCTGAGTTTTGGCGACAGAAATACGTTCTGCATCAGTAAGGCACACGCCATTGTTGCCTTTAGCTGTAGAAGCAGCCATTGGTTATTACCTCAGTTAGTATATGAAACGGTGTCAACACGGAAGGTTGCACTGGTTGTACCAGCAACTGACAGTACATCACCAATACGGTAACCGTCACCACCAGCAGCAACTACCTGAGCAGTTACTGCACCACTTGTTACAGTAGTAGTGATGGTACAGCCGCTGCCATTAGCGTTGTCAGAAGTGGTTGCTTTAGTACCTGCAGTTTGACCAGTACCAGCAGTAAGACGGGTAACAGTTACGACTGTCCCTCCTTCACGTCCTGACTCAATAGGAGGACGGATGTAAGAGTTTTGACTTGTGACAACTCCTACACCATCAACAGGTGCGAATCCCATTAGCTCTCTCCTTTATCAGGAACGAGCGGACTGCAGTTCGATAGCAGCAGCGGGATTCAGGGTGCCACAACCCATGGCAAGACGACCAACGATCAGGTCACCTTGGTACATCACGGAGACATCACCAGAGGTGGTCTGCACAGAGGGAGCAATAGCTTCCACCACAGCAGCAGCATCCTTGTAGTAGATGAGGCCGCAGTGGTTGGTGAAGTCACCAGAGTAGTTGTTGTTCTCACCGTTGACAGCAGCAACGTTACCAGCCAGGAAGGGCAGGTTGTTAGAACGACGGATAGAAATACCAGCGATCTCATAAAGACCTTCACCGCTGTTCAGGTTACCTTGGCTGGAGCCAAAGTCGCGGTTGAGGATATTTGTATCAACCTGAGACACAAGTGCATAGTATTGACGCGGAGACAGCACAGCGGTACGACCTTGCTTGGGCAGATTCTTTTCATCGAGAATAGAAGCTGCTTCAAAGAAGGCATCTACAAGTGCTTGAGCGTCATACTCTTTGTTGACACCAAGTTGGATGATGCTACCACCAGGCTCAGGACCAGGAGCAGCGGTGATGGGATGTGCCTCACGAGCAGCTTTAGCGATCTGACGGAAGATCTTCTTGTCATAGCTTTCAGCGAGAGCATAGCCAATCTTCTTAGCGATCTCAGAACGCAGGCTGTAGTGTGCAAGAGTCTCGTCAAGGTCATAGACGAATGCGCTGGACACCAGCAAGTCGTCACAGACGATGGTCTTCTCTGCCACCGGGGGATCACCACTACCCAGGATAGGAGTACCAGGGGTATGGTAGTCCGCCGTCATACGGCCAGTGAAGATGAACTGGAGGCTCTTTCCATTCTTCAGGGTACGAGACTGAACGGTGCCTTTTGCAATCGTCGCAGCCTCATAAGCCTTTAGCAGTTCACCACTAAAGAGTTTAAGATAAGTTGCGTACTTAGTATCATACGCACGGGTACCAGCGGTATCGGCTACAGCTTTATTAAGCGTACCCAATACGGTTTGAGTTGTATTAGCCACAATAGTTAAGAGAGAGTTGTTTGCGTTGTCTCTCTAGGATCCTAGAATTTTGTTGTTGTCATGTTTTTTATGTCGTCTCTCCGACTGTCATGGCAAAGGGTATCGGTCGTAACCGGCCTCAGCCAAAGAAAAGGAGGTCCTACTCTGAGGTGCCTCCAATCCAATTAAAAGAAAACCCTTACAGGTTGTTCAGGTGTAACGATGTAATCAACCCACCCCTCCGGCAACTCGCCGCTGTAGTTGACGTGCCAGCCGGCAAGAGTAGTCGGAGGCACAACCACGTTGCCATCTTCGTCCCATTCACCGCCACGAGTGATCTCGCCAATCACATCTAGTGCGTGGTTGTGGGAAGCGGTGATGAACTGCAGGTCACCATCCAGTAGCCCTGCATCATCCAAGGCTTTCATGCCGGTTTCAGTGTCCGGGAAGCGTATGAAGTGTGTCATTGCGTGATCTGCTGGAGGGTGGAGTTGGGGAGGCGTTGCGGCCAGTAGGTGAGGCGGCGGATGGTGCCGAATAAAGCATTGGTTACACTGCCTGTACGATCTCCTATCCGCAAACGGTCAACAGTTGGGATTGTCCCAGAAGTGTCGGTGTTAATAGCTCCACCGTTGATGCTGGCAGCAAAATCATTGATACGGTAGCCAGTCGCTAGCCGCCTAGTTAGGGCGTTACTTGCATTTGGGTACATGGCAGCCTGTGTTGCTCCGCCAGTAACGACTTCAAGGCCAGCTAATGATGAAGTCAAAAATCCATTTTCGATTCTATTGGTGCTTGTTCCATCGTTGAGAGACGCGGCCAGCGGAAATGATGTCCCTGGCACTGTGTAGTTAATCGTGCAATCTGTAAACAAGCTCCCCTCATCCTGCCGATACCAGGACGAGAAGTTACTACCACTAATGCTGGCCACGTCGGCACTGCGGGTGGCTGTTGCTGTGGTGGTGGGGATGTAGCTGGTGGGGAAAGCGCCGGCTTCTAGTTGGGCTCCCCAGATTAAGATAGTACCCGTGCCGTCTCCTGCGTAAGAAGAGGAGCCAGCAATAGCAGTACGAATGATAATCGTACCGCTAGCTGTTGCAGTTGCAGTTGCCGTCATACTTATGCGATACCACCCACCTGGAAATGCAGTTGAACTTACCGTCACGCCAGCAGGCACACCCGTATTGGTTCCGTTTGCTAAGTTAAATCTAACTGCTAGTTGAGTTGTAAAGCCAGAGGCGGGCAGCAACATGGTAATGAAGCTAAGTGTCCCTGATTTTGCCCAAAGGCTAAACGTATAGGATGTTCCTGAAACAAAGCTTATACCGGCTTGGTTTAAGTTATGAGTTGTTGCT